TGAATGCAGCGCCTCATATCGTCCAGGTTAAGCGTCGTGCGCTTGTATGCGATAGCCGGCTTGCCTGGTTCGGATTTTTCCATTTCGCAGGAATCATCGACCGTCAGTGAGTACGGGGTTCTGCCCAAGAGCCATTCGATCATTGCGCCAGTCACAGGCTTGACGGTGCAGATGAGAGACAACGGGCATTGATCCAGTGAGGCGTTTAGCGTGTTGAGTAGCAATTCAGCGCGTGCTGGGCTACTTGTGTCGATAATGAAATACCTGTCGGAAAACACGGCCAGCGTGCGCCTGCGCTGCGTAAAAGCCTTGGGCAGCAATTCAAGGATGATGCTTTCCTTTATTTCGCGCATCTGCCGACGTCCGGGCTTGTACCCTTGCTGTTGTTCCAATGCTGCGGCGCGTTCTTCAACACCATCCGCAATCACTGAACCAGGAAGAATCCTGTCTTCTGTTTCCAGGCAGATGAGTGAATATCCGGCGACGTGATGCACCAGAACCGCCGTAGAGTGACCGCATGGGGCAGCGAACCCGGCCGTTCTGGATTCTTCCGGGCCACATGGCCGCGCCGGCCAGCGCTGGAGCATTTCCGGATCAACGCGGAAGCCTGGAGTTAGGGCGTAAGCGATTGCATTTTTGAACATGATTCAATGTCCTTTTCACATTAAATAGTGTGTTTGGTGGGGCTACTTTGGCGCTCTGCTACTTGGTCTTGGCTATCGGTGCTATCAGCCTCACGTTCGCTTACTGGCGGTTTCGCCCCATTGATCGTTACTCGATAGCCGAATTGCCACGCTCACGGCGCGGACGGCTGGCGGTGGTCTGTTGTTGGCCGGCTTCGGCGCGTTCCCTTGCGTTGATTGCTGCGATTTCCTCAGCCGTCGGCTGGAACGGCCGATTGGTGTCTTGCTGCTCGATCTGGCGCAGCTCGGCATCGTCGGCGTCGGGTTCGTGGTTGTGAATCTCGCCGGTTTCGCGATCAACTTGATTGGCGGAATACGGCGCGTCTTCTGGAATGATGGAAAAGTCACCTTCCATCGCGTCCATGTGCTGATCTTTGCCGCCTTCGGCCATGCTATCGAGCGCTGCAGCGGTCTGGAATTCAATCGACAGCGGCAGGTACTTGGCCAGTCGGCGAATCACCGTCTTGCGGCCCATTTCGATGAAGTGATCTTGCCAAGGTCCGTATTTTCCTTTGCTCTGGGTTGCTTTCATGATTTCCTGAACTTGCAGCAGGCTCATGAACTCAAAGCAGTGGCCGCCATCCTTGAGTTTGGCGACTGAGTAGAATCCGATGACCTGGCCGCGCTCTCCGAGGGCCGGGATGTGGTTCAGTTTCTCGTCCAGGCCATAGACCAGTTCAAACTTGTCGTTTTCGCAGACTTCATGCGCTGCAATACTGACGATCTGACCGGAGCGGCGGGCGAGGTCGATCAATCCCTTGTAGCCAATAATGACCTGCACGGAATTCACCCAGCGCTCATTACCGGCGGCGTCTTTGCGCTTGGTGTTGAACGGCACCAGATAGGCATGACCAAGTACGGTGTTTGGCTCCAGACCCATCTGGGCGCATTGGCCGATGGCGCCTACCAAGCTGGCAACGTCACACTTGGCCAGGCCGGGCGTCGTGGTGGCGGCGATCTGTGCCACCTTCAGCAGACGGTCGGCGTTCAGGTGCTTCGGCAGCATCTTGGCGATTTCGCCTTGTTTGGTTTTCAGAAGGTAAGCGATTTGCTCTTTTGGCTTCATGTCAGCCAATCTGGTTTGCGGTTCGCCACCGGTTGCAACGGCTTTTAGGGCTTGTGTACTCATGGTTTGCTTCTCCTGGTTGATTACTTAATGTTGAAAGGCCGGGCTCCGGCTGTTGTCTTGGTAGCTTCTTGAATGGCCTTTTGAACGGCCAAAGAGGGAGCGTTTGCATAGGACTGGAGAAGATCGAAGGCCGCCTGCCAGTCGGTCTTGCGTGAGTCCTTGTTGTTCTTCCAGGTTGCCAACGGCTGGCCGCGATAAATCAGCGTGGCGGCGGTGCCCATCCGAGCCTTGATGCGTGTTGCCAGTAGTTCAATCTGGCCTTCGAGGCTCTTGGCGTTGGCCTTCATGTCCTTGAGTTGCTGGCACTGCATCACCAGTTCGTCATCGGCCTCAATGGCAGAGCCTCCGTCGCGCTGATAGAGCCATTTCACGTCTTCCGGCTCGGTAGGATCGGGCGCGTTTCTGTTTTGGATGCGTTCCCAGAACTCAATTTCTCTGGCGCGAATGCCGGCAATGGTTTCTTCGTCGCGGTCGAGCCAGTGAATGCGCAGATCGTCGGCGCCAATCAGGGCGGCGAAAATAACGCGGCGGCGCGGTTTGATCATCAGGCCGTGCATTCCTTGGGCGGCGTAGTAAATCGGGATTTCGTCCGATTCAGCTTCGCCCCAATCCTTTGCGGCGAACGGATGAACGGTTTTCATTTCCCCGTTCACTTCCTCGCCGTCGATCAGCAGTTCTAAGTCAAGTTCGCAGGCCAGAAACGGGAATTCAGGATCTTGATACCGCGCGTTGCGGGCGATGATTTCGACATCGTGACCGCGCGCCTGCAGTTCATCGACCAGCATTTCGACAACGACAGGCTCCCACCGATGGCCACGGTCAAAAATCCGTTGCTTCTCTGGCGTGATTTCTTCAACAAAGGCGCCAATCTTTTCCTGATAGAGCTGGAATGGCGTTTTCCACTTCGATACACCAAGGATCGCGGCAACATCACTGCCGCCGATGAACTTGGTGCGATCTGGGATGATGATTTGTTCAGGCGCGTTCATTGCGCCACCTCAATCATCCCGACCAGCGCATACCCGCCGACGATCAACGCCACCGGCCATATTTCCCTGACCATTTTGCCGACGCCGGCAAAAAGCTTGTCGAGGTCGATCACAATCACGCGCTCAGACATGGCTTTTCACTCCCTGAAAATAGGCTCCAGCCTTTGATTGGCTTAGGCAGAAGCGCAGCGCGGTTGCCGCTGTTTTCAACATAAAGCTTCAGGCCGTCACGCTGGGCTTTAGAAACCCGCGTGTGGAATTCATGCGCTAGCATGTCCGGGGTGTAGGGAAAGAATTCGCCAGAAATCATGCTGCAGCCCTCCATTCCTCTTCGCGCTTCGCTTCGTTCTTCTTCACCTGGGCATCGGCGCGTTCAGTCCAGTAATCAACGCAATGGTCAAAGATGATTTCTGCAGCGATGGCGAAGTTCTCGGCCTGGAAGCAAGCGCAGACCTTGATGGTTGTGGCTTCGTCGCATGAGCCCATCGCCTCATCAAAATTCTTTGGTGCAAAGGGGTGGAATTCTTCACCTGGACGCATCAGGTCGGCGGTTTCGTCATACTCCGCATCTGCGGCGCGTTCTGATCGATCAAACCGGATCAGCGCGGCATCAATACCATCGGTAATCATGACAATCCCCCCAAGTTACGAACCGCATGAAGCTGCCTTGCCAGTGTGTAAAGCCGCGATGCTTTGCGCTTTATTGCGAACCGGCGAACGTTCCACCAGCCCTGACCCTCAAGCCACATTCCAACAGCTTCAAGCGCTGCGGCTGCTGCTGGGTGAGTTACTGTCCACATGGCAATCCCCTGCAAAAATTAGCGGCTTACGGCGTTACCGCTGCACTTGAAGGCCCGAGCTTGTCGTCTCGCTAAGTGCCGGCTCATTTCTGAGCTTTCTTCCCATCCCAGGGCAGATTCGGCAGGCTTACGCCCCGTTTTTGTTCAGAACGGCAGCAAACTGTTTGGCGCTGCCTGCTGAATCAACCCTGTACTGCTCGCAGTGGTTCTCCGCTTCGCTCATCGCTTGCCGGTGGCAGAGGCGCTTCTTGCTGGCTTCGATTCATCACCCGGATGTTTTGCTGCGATGGATGAACTATACGCCAACGCATAGGCAAGTCAATACGCGAACGCATAATTTATGGCAAAATACCTCCATCGCCCCAAGGCTGGGCGTAAAAAAACCCGCCGGGGCGGGTTTTGGTGTGGACTATTATTGTACTTACTTTGCCTTTTTGGTTGGCCTTCTCGTCCTCTCTGGATTGCAAACTGCAGCATCTACAGTAGTAGGGCCCGGCCTTATCGATGGGGTAATTCCAATTTTGTGAACGCCTATGATTGCTCCTGGCATTGCATCATCTGGAACAGGTCCGACCTGTCCTACTCCTATTTGCAGCTCGATCATGAGGTCATATCACTTGACGTCTGCTGGCGTTGGCTTCTTGCGAATCTTTTCAAGCGTCTTCTTTGGTTTTGACATGCTCGCTTCTCTAGAAGTTCAAAGATTGTAACTGAAAAACAGTTACATTTTGCGCATTATTAGCGTGATGCAACAATTTACTTCCATTTTCGCCACTCCCAAGGCGGCACCGGTTCAGGATCAACCCAAAGCCCAACGCCTCCAGCCTTAGCTTCCGCCTCGATGTTCAACAGGGCAGGGCTGTTCGAGTATTTGCGATATACCCAGGCCATGCCTCGTCGCACTTGCTCTGTGCTTGCGTTGGTGCCGTCGCAAGCAACATGCGCCACGGTGCGCCCATAGCGATCCGTGGTCTGTGGCGTGATCTTGGCTTGCCGTAGATAGCAGAGGTCAGAGAGGGATTGCTTAGAGCGCTGGCCGAAGGGCTGCCGCTTCTCCGGGGCGTCTATTTCTGCCAGGCGAATCTTGATTGTTTCTTCGGCGCATCGGGCCTTGATCGTGTCGCCGTCGGATATGGCGATGATTAGGCAGATGAGTTCGAGCATGTACAAACGCGCCCCATTGCCTACTGAAACAAGTCCTTGCCAACCGGTTTGCTTTCCTTCTTACAGTCCAGTTTGCATTTTTCTGGGCAAGGAAATGCCTTTGACAAAGCCATCATGACCAAAACAGAACCCGGTTTATTCCATTGCTCTGGGTTGTTATCTATGTATTTGGCAACAATCGATACGACTTGAAAATCCGAAACGTCTTTTGGTCCACAGAAAAAAGTGCCGTCTGCTATATCAGATATGCCAATAATATAGTAACGAAATTTATAAGCCTCTGTGAGGTCTGCGCTAGTGTCTTTTCTTTGCGCCTTTTGAAAATCGACTTTCCACTTAGCTAAATCATGGCCGGTAAAAAAAGACGCTGCATTCGCAAGTGACGAAACAAACAAAAGAGCAATCAAGATGAATCGCATTTTGTGACCTCATAACAAGCGTGTTTTAAGCCGGAATTAGTGGCAGTGATAGACGCCTGTTTTGTGGTTGTAGTGACAACCGTATTTGTCTGTTCCTCCAGAGTGGGCGAAAGAAAAGCCTGCGGCAGCAATCAATGCCAGAGCAACAATAAGTTTTTTCATGATTTCTCCAAAGAGTGATTAAGATTGAATCTATTACTTTAGTTATACCGATGTACTAACCCCGGATCAGGCGCAGGCGAGGATGGGTCATTGCGTTTCGCTGCGCGATTGAAAAAGCCTTTTCTTCTCAGTCGCATGTTTTGCTGCGTTTATCAAAAATTCTTTGTGTTCATCGGAAGCGTCTCGATAGCCTTGGAGCAATATGTATTCGTCAGGCGCTATTTCTTCCAGGCGGTTGTCAACTAGGTAAAGTCGGTTTTTGTCGCTAGCGCGGCGATTATGTTCAATATTTCCTAATGGGTATTCGGCTCCGATTCTTTCCTGTTTTGTGGCTGACTCACCATAAAAAACCTCGTGTTTAACGCCTAGCGCTCGCGCAATCTTAATTAGGTTGCCTCTTCTCGGCTCCTTGGACTCTCCGCTAGCTATGCGCGCTATGGTTGGCTGCGGAACGCCGCACTTTAGCGACAGCGAATGCGGGTTTTCGCCGCGCGCGAGCAAAAGATTGGTAAGGACGTCAGAAATAGCCATGCCGTTAC